GCCATCCAGCACTGGTCTGCGATCTTGAGAGATCAAGAGTCAGCTAGTCACGTGAATATGACGGCTAACGAGATACCGGGAGATGCCTACTTGGTGTCTCTTGAGAGACTGACAGACAACCTCAACAAGAAGGCTGCACTAGGCGACACGATAGCGCAGGGCTGGCTTGATTTTGGTATCGACAGGGACCTGACAAAGAAGCCCACCATGACCCTCGCCTACGGTGCGCGTAAGTACCGACTAACGGACACTGTGTGCGATTGGGTAGTTGAAAAGTGTGAGACTGAACACATTCCAGAGCCATTCGACGGTCACTATTTTCACCCTGCCCGTGCTCTGACAGATGAGATATGGGACGCCATCAGGCAAACGGTAGGGTCCGTCATGGTTGGCATGAAGTTCCTGCAAGAGTGTGCAGGGGTCCTCCATAAAGCTGGTCTACCTGTCACATGGATCACACCGTCCGGCATGTACGTGCGGCAGGTGTATCCAGAGCTAAAGGACAGGCGTATCAAGACCAAGCTGCTTGGCAACACGATCCGCATGACAGTCAAGGAGGGTGTGCCTGACAAGTTCAGTAGGCACAGACAGGTCAACGCTGTTGCTGCAAACTTCATCCACTCTCTAGATGCGTCGGCACTCATGTCTACCGTTGTCGAGGCGAAGCATCGTGGTGTGAATGCGTTCTGCATGATCCACGATAGCTACGGGACTGTAGCTGCGGACTCTCCTGTCCTGTCTCAAGTCACTCGCGAGAAGTTTTGCGAGATGTACAAGGACACAGACCACCTGAAAATTATGAGGGACCACATAAAAGAAGCGTTACATCCCGAATATCGGGAGATGCTTCCAGAGACACCCAAATTGGGATCATACGAAATAGATCAGGTCTTGAGATCAGATCATTTCTTTAGCTGAGAGAGTCTGAGGAGTCCTTAGACATTAGGAGAGAAGATTGAATAAGCACACAACTATGACAACGCCTGCAGGTGTAGCGAAGTGGGCATGGATCACCAAAGCAGACACCAAGTTCAACGAGGAAGGAGAGTACAAGGTAACTCTTGTCTTAGATCAAGACACTGCTACACCTGTGATCAATAAAATTGAGAAGGAGTTAGATGTTTTCTACAAGGGGTTGAAATCCCAGGGGAAGAAGAAAATCAAAGAAGCTGTTCGACCATATGGAGAGGAGGTGGATGACGAAGGCGATCCCACAGGGAACGTCGAGTTCAAATTCAAATCAAAGGCTAAGTACAAGCCTCGTATCCCTGTGTTCGATGCTAAGGGAAAGCCTCTCACTGACGTAGAGGTATGGTCAGGCAGCACAATCAAGGTAAACGCAGCCCTGTCCCCTTACGAGGCACCTATTGGTGCTGGTCTATCCATGCGCCTGAACGCAGTGCAAGTAATAGACCTCGTGCAGGGCAGCGGTGGAACAGCAGAAGGATTTGGATTTGGCGAAGAAGACGGTTACGTCCACGAGGACGCGATACCGTCGATGGAAGAAGAGGCCGAAGTCCCTGAGGTTGAAGAAGAAGGGGACTGGTGATAAGTTAGACCTGCCCTTTCGTTCTGGGTTGGAAGAGAAGGTGGCGTCGAGACTTGGTAACCTCGGCGTCACCTTCAACTTTGAACCGGGCTGGATTAAATATCTAAAGCCCGCAAAGGTACACAGATATCTACCTGACTTTGTTGTCGGTAATATAATTATCGAAGTAAAAGGTAGATTCGACTCTGCAGATAGAGTCAAACACTTAAACATCAGAAAACATTACGGTCACCCTGACGACGGCGGATTAGATATCCGCTTTTTGTTCAGTAATCCACGACAGAAAATATCAAAGAAGTCGCAGACCACCTACGCTATGTGGTGTGAGCGGCATGGATTCAAATATGCAGACCTAAACGGTTTAGAAGAATTGTTAAAAGAATGAATGAAAGAAGTACTACTGATTTAATCATCATACATTGTTCTGCTACCAAGCCATCTATGGACATTGATGCAGAATGGATAAAGCGAGTACATATTCAAAGAGGTTTCAGAACTATTGGATATCATTTCTTTATCCAACGTGATGGTTCACTTGAGCCGGGTAGGAGTATCGAAGAGATCGGTGCTCATGCCTATGGGAAGAACAGCACAAGTGTTGGTATTTGTTTAGCTGGTGGTGTCGATGAAGACATGAAGCCAGATGATAACTACACGGACAAACAGTGGTGGGCGTTGCTCAACATTGTCAACGAACTCTGTGCCAAATACCCAGACGCTGATGTAATCGGACACAATGAGGTAAGCAACAAGGCGTGTCCGTCTTTCGACGTAAAAAAATGGAGAGAGGAGAATGTCACAAGATACAAATCTTAGTGACTCAGAGTTCCTCCGACACGAACCGTGTCCGTCCTGTGGTAGTCGAGATAACCTCGCACGCTACAGTGATGGACACGGTTTTTGTTTTGGATGTGAGTACTACGAACATGGAACAGACGATCAACCTTTTGAAGGAGAGAGTTTATTGCAGACGGTTAGTAAAGCAATCCCTAAGAGAAAACTAACACAGACTACAACCTCTCACTTTGGCTATGGGATAGCTAAAGATGGAGGAAATACTGTTCAAGTAGCAAACTACTACGATGATCAGAAGAACCTGATAGCACAAAAGATACGCACCCCAGATAAGAAGTTTAAGTGGAAGGGGAACAGCAAAGACGTAGGTCTTTACGGTCAATGGCTGTGGCGTGATGGTGGCAAGATGATCACCTTGTGCGAAGGCGAGATTGATTGCCTTAGCATATCTCAAACTCAAGACAACAAGTGGCCTGTGGTTAGCGTAAGTCACGGAGTTACAAGCTCTATCAAATCTGTGAAGAAGTCACTCGATTGGCTGGAGAAATTTGACCGCGTCAACATCTGCTTAGATCAGGATGTTCCCGGCAAAAAATATTCACGGGAGATAGCGAAACTATTTTCTCCCGGTAAGGCACACATTGTAACCCTGCCACTCAAGGACCCTAGCGAGATGCTTGTGTCTGGAAGGGCGAGAGAACTGACTGACGCTATCTGGTCAGCAAAGGTTTATCACCCAGATGGCATAGTGGATCACTCTGATCTACTGCAGTACATCAAGCGACCTAAGAACAAGTCTTCTATTCCTTACCCCTTTGAGGGTCTTAATGAAAAGACTCACGGTATGAGGAGAGGAGAGCTTGTCACTTGGTGTGCAGGATCAGGCGTCGGTAAGTCACAGGTATGCAGACAGATAGCTGATGAGCTTCTAACAAGAGGTGAGAAGGTTGGTTACATAGCCCTTGAGGAATCCGTTCAGCGTACTGCAGAGGGCATGATGTCTCTCAAGTTGGGCAAGGCTATCCATCTAGACACTAGAGATTGGAACGAATTGTCTGACGATGAGCAAGCAGAGAGGACCGTAGCTTATGACAAGCTTGAAGGTCTGTACTGCTACGATCACTTCGGGTCAATCGACAGTGACAACCTCATAAACAGGATACGGTTCATGGCTAAAGCCTTGGACGTTCACTGGGTTGTCTTAGACCACCTGACAATCATGTCGTCAGCTATAGCAGAGGGTGACGAGAGACGCACCATCGATGCCACCATGACCTCTCTTAGGTCGCTGGTCGAGGAGTGCAACATTGGTCTTATCCTAGTGTCTCACCTCCGTAGACCTGATGGTAACAAAGGATACGAGAACGGTATTGAGTTAAGCCTGAATGCCCTGAGGGGTAGTCATTCCATTGCTCAACTATCTGATCTCTGCATTGGTATTGAACGTGACCTCAACGGTGATGAGCGTCATGTGTCTACTATCAGAGTGCTGAAGAACAGGTTTAGCGGTGACACTGGTGTCGCCTGCACACTCCGCTTCGATCCTGAGACTACGAAGCTTGAAGAGTATTTCTCTGAGGAGTCCTCAGACATTGTGGAGGTGCTTAATGATTTCTGAGGATATTCCTGAAGATATCGCAGACGCTCTGATAACTATCTTTGCTGCGATCTACCAAGCTTCCCTGACGAAACGCCCAGTAACGATAAATGTTCTGTCGGCAGAGATGGAGGATTTAGTTAACGAGGTAACTGAAGACGTATCTGACGTAATACCTGAGGCACTTCTTGTTGTTGCTGAGAGGGAGACTATTCATTGATAGTCTTCGATATCGAAACGAATGGACTAGAAGGTGATGTCATACACTGCATCACTGCCATAGATCAGAACAACGAACGATTTACTTGGACAGACAACTGGAGAGAGGCTCTGCCTATTCTGGAGAAAGCTGATGTCCTCGTTGGTCACAACATAATCGACTTCGATATACCTTTTATTCAGAGGCTTGAACCTAAGTTCAAACCTGAAGGTATCATCAGAGACACTCTAGTTATGTCTCGATTGGTTTGGCCTGATGTAAAGTCTAAGGACTTTGAAAGGGAAGATTTTCCTACCAGACTGATTGGTTCCCATAGCCTTAAGGCATGGGGTATGAGACTAGGTAATCACAAGGGAGACTTTGAAGGACCTTGGGATACTCTCACTGATGAGATGCTTAGATACGCACAGCAAGACGTTGAGGTCACCTTAACGCTGTACGAGAAGCTAATCGAAGAGGGGTTCAGCACGGAGTCTATAAAGCTGGAGCACCGCGTACACTACATCTGTAGGAATCAGGAAGAGTATGGCTTCAGGTTTGATACAGACAAAGCTTGGGAGTTACTGAACAGGCTTGTGGTCAGAAGAGAAAAGCTTGAAGAAACCTTTCAGAAAGTGTTTCCCCCATACGAGGTGCTAACACCGTTTGTCCCTAGGGCAAACAACTCAAAGCATGGATATGTTAAGGGTAAGCTGACACATAAAAGCCATACCATAACATTCAACCCTAACAGCAGGCACCACATAGCCAATAGGCTAAAGCATAAGTACCAGTGGAAGCCGAAGCATCACACAGAAAAAGGTCAACCTAAGATCGATGAGAGTATTCTCGTCGGACTGCCCTACAAGGAAGCCAAGTTATTGGCTGAATACTTCTTGCTGCAGAAGCGTATAGCAGCACTAGGAGAAGGCAGGAGGGCATGGCTTAATGCAGCTAAGGGAGACAGGATACACGGCAGGGTTATCTGTAACGGTGCTGTCAGCGGCAGGGCTACCCATGTGAAGCCTAACATGGCCCAGGTCCCCAGCGTTAGGAGTCCGTATGGCAAGCAGTGCCGTGAGCTGTTCACTGTCGGTAAGGGTAAGGCACAAGTTGGCTCTGACATTTCAGGGTTAGAGATTCGGGTATTG